AGTTCACCGTTCCGGAGTCTATGACAGAGTTGGGTCCGGTCGTGGGCCGACTTACCCAGGAGGTCCATTCGCCCCTTATCCTCCGGACTTTCTTCATACTCTACCGGAACGGTGAACTGCCTCCTGTGCCTGAAGAGCTCTACGGCGAGGACTTCGACCCCGTTTACTTAGGCTCCTTGGCCAAGGCCCAGAAGGAGTTTGAGATGAGTGCTATTGACGGGTTCCTCACCAGGGTCGGCAACATCGCCCAAGTCAAGCCTGAAGTCTTAGACAAGATCGAGGAGGACAAGACCATCGAGATCATGGCCGACATCACCGGGGTCAACCCCGACATGCTGCGTAGTGACGAGATGATAAAGAAGATCAGAGAGCAGCGGCAGCTGGCCCAGCAGATGCAACAGCAGATGGCCACTATACAATCTGGAGCAGAAGCGGCAAAAACTAGCGGAGAAGCTGCTAAGCATATAACAGGAGCCATGCAGAATGAAAAACAGGCAAGCGCCCCAGCAGAGTAAACCGGCACCTAAACCCGGAAAACAGCAATCGTCACCGGGCCATCAGGCGCCGATACACACCCAGACCTATGTCGCCCCCAGCAGGGTGGGACTGGGCAAGTGGTATAAAGGGAAGATAGAATGAAAAAAGGCATGACAGAAGCCGCTTGCTATATAAGGATTTATGGATACGAAAATTTCAAGCATGTAGAACATTATAATTTTATTGGTTTTTATACAGGTTGGATATTTATGCGTGCTGGTAAAATTACCCCGAGGTTGACTATATGAGCCTAGTCCTCTACGCCAAGCGGCCGGAAGTCTCGATAGCCGAGCTTGAATATATGGCCCTACGTTACGTCTGGGAGAGGGAGAAGCTGAACTTTGCGGCCGTAAACCTTATGCAACACACCCTTGTCGACTGGCACAGGTATGCCGAGTGGAGCGAGGATGACGCTTTGATGAGGCAGCTTGAGGGTATAGGGGTCATCTTAAAGGCCGCTGACGAAGGTAAGTATGAGGACAAGAAAAGACTCTACAAAGAACATAAATTGGACTGGAGAAAAATATACAACGTCCCCGGCGCCCATACCCTCGAGGATTACATCAAAGCCCAAGAGATGTATGAAGAGTATAAGAAAGAAAACCCGGAGCAGGAAAAGTGAACGACCCCATCCTACAACAGAAGCTGGTAGAACTTGGACCAGAGAAGATCTCTGGCCTATACAAGAAGATTTTTGGCTCCGAAGAGGGGCGTCTCGTGTTACAGGACCTTTCCACCCGTTTCAACCCGCAGGTGCCATCACTCTTCGAGGACGTGCCCGTTGATCCTTACAAGGTCTGCTTCAACGAGGGTAAGAGGTGTGCGGTGTTCCACATAGAGACGAATTTACTACCGGAGATACAAGATGCCGCCACTTGAGAACATAGCTTATGACGCAAGCTCTGAAAAGTATTGCTGGACAAGCGAGGACGAATAGATGTCAAGACCCGACCCCCTGACCTTGAAGTGCTGCTACTGCGGATGCGAACAGTCCTTCGAGGACCAAGGCCAGGCCATATCGGTCTGGAGTGTGGAGGAGAATAAAGACGGCGTTGCTTTTGCCCTATGCTCCAAGCACGCCAGGGTCCAACCGGCCCTCGACATGAGGACGAGTTTGATGATGGGTAAGCAGACTATAATACCACCAGAAGGAGGTGCTGAAAATATGCCCCCCGTGTTAATCGAGCCTATGAAAGCTCTAAAAGTTAATGTTCGGGGAAGATTTAAACTTGTGAGCATAGATGCGCATGTCGCAGGTCTATGTATCGCAGGTAACATGGACGAGATACCAAGTTTAATAGAGTCATTGGATAAGTTAGAGATCGGAAAAGAATACGCATTTTACCTAAAGTAAGGAGTTCCAATGGAACCTAAGGATACGCCCCCCGTAGCGGATACGGCCCCTGAATGGTTAGGAGTGTTCGGGGAAGAGACCAGAGCAATAGCGGCTAAAGACCCCGAAGTTGTTAAGTATAAAAACGCTGATGAATTTTATCGTGGCTACCAAGGTAAGACTGAACTATTGGGCCGCAAGGGCCTGATCATCCCCAAGGACGGGGACGCACCCGAGGTCCACCAGAAGTTCAGGGAAGCATTGGGAATACCGGAAAAGCCCGAAGGCTACAAGTTCATGACGCCGGATAAGCTGCACCCGAAGATCAAACCGACACCGGAGACCGAGACCAACTTCAAGGCCCGCATGCACGCCAGAGGCATCCCCCAGGCCCAGGCCAGCGCCTTATATGCCGACTACTTGAGCGAGTTCTCCACGGCCATGGCTAAGGAGGACGAGGCTTTCGCCAAGGCCCGAGAAGAGGGTCTGACCAAGCTAAAAAACAAGTGGGGTAATAACCTGGAGAATAACATCGCCGTAGCACGCAACACCACTCTCAAGCTGATCGGCGAGGAAGGATATAAGAACTTAGGAGACTTTGCCAATAACCCCGTGGCGGTGGAGCTACTCTACAAGATGGCGAGTGGTCTGTCCGAGGACTCGATCAAAAGCCTAGGTGCGGCCACCGAGACCGGAGCCGCCGGCGACAAGCAGAAGCTCAAAGAGATGATGACCTACGACGCCAAGAGCCCATTATGGAACGAGAACCATCCTGACCACCTAGCGGCGGTCGAGGAGAAGAACCGTCTCTACCAGAAAGTCTATGGGGTGAAGAATGGCTAAACAGACCATACCCCCTGAAGTGATACTGGCAGGTCGTATAGAGATATACAAAGCAGTCATAAAGACGGCCTCTGCCGGCAGCTTGCAGAAGGCTGAAGTCATACCGATAGCTGAGAATATTTGGAAAAGGATTATTGAGCCACTCACCGAAGTGTCGGGGCAATACGCTGAAAAGCCTGCCACGACGACAGTAGGTAAGCTCTAAGGTCTTTTCCGTAGTAGACCGGGATACCGCTAGTATGGCGCCCCACTGTAGGTAGTAACAGGCCCTTCGATAAGGACACCCTGGGTTTGACAACTAAAGGAGTTTAACAGTGAGCACGCCTGATACTGCTTTCGTAAAACAATACCAAGATACGATAGCAATCCTAGCGCAGCAGATGGACTCTCGCCTCCGGCCATGTGTCATGGTAGACACCAACTTTAGAGGTGAGCAGAAGTTCTACGATCAATACGCTTCAGACAGCATGGTGGAGATAGTCTCCAGATATGCTGACACCCCGGTGCAGGTGCCCGACCACAGACGCAGAATGGTCAGCCCGCGCTACTTCGTTTCCAACACCCTCGAAGATCCTGTCGATGCGTTACAGATGCTCATCGACCCGAAGTCGACCTACATGCAGGCCAAGATGTTCGCAGCGGCCCGCCAGATAGACGACCTCATCATCACCGCCTTAGGCGGAACCGCCTACACCGGCAAGACCGGCTCCAGCTCCACGACACTCGTATCGTGGGAATCGGGCACGCATATCGTCGCTTCCTCAAGCGTCGGCATGACGAAGGTGAAATGCATCTCGGCCAAAGCTCTCTTGGACAAGGACGAAGTCGAAGAGACGGACAGATTCTTCGTAGTCAGGGCCAGCCAGTTGGCTGACCTCCTGAACACGACAGAAGTCACCTCCTCTGACTACAACGTCGTCAAGGCCCTGGTCGAAGGCAACCTCAACACGTGGCTGGGCTTCACATGGATAAGGTCTGAAAGACTGGCCTCGAACGGCTCGACCACATACTACACCTACGCCTTCCAGAAGAAGGGCCTGCAGTTGGCCATCCAGAAGGACGTCGAAGGTAGGGTGGACGAGAGACCGGACAAAAACTATGCATGGCAGGTCTACATGAGGATGTGCATGGGCGCCACACGGCTTGAAGAAGCCCGCGTAGTTCAAGTTGCCTGCGTAGAGATTTTCTAACTTAAAGGAGGAACTCTACAATGGCTACTGTTAAAGGTGTAAACCAGACTCTGATCGACGCCGGCGGTATTGCGGCATTGACCGAAGGCCTGGTCAACGGCAGGGTGAAGTGCTCTCTAGACCACTACTCCCTGACCACGGGTAACCTCTCCGGAGACGTCATAAAGCTCTTCGGGCTACTTCCGGCAGGGGCGAAGGTAATAGCGATAGCCTTAAGCGCTAGCGCAACGCAGTCGGGCGTTACGGTTTCGGTGGGTGACCTGGACAGTGCAACACGATACGTCTCAGCGTCCACCGGGATACAGACCGCTGCTGCGGTCCTGTGGGTTTCAGGAACCGAGTATGTCATCGGGACTACCGATACCTCGACCACAGATACGGACAGGCAGATCGTAGTCACGACCGGCGGTGCCACAGCGGCAGCCGCCACACTGACCGCGATCCTGCTCTGGACCACAGACTAAAAGGGAGGGTGTATGGCAACGGTAAAAGGTGTCAATCAGACTCTGATAGACGCCGGAGGTATCAGATCGGAA